TATGACCTACGTACGGCATACGTTGACGCGGGAACTATCCGAGTACAACCGTTTGAGTTTTGGCAGATTGTCAAGCACTCAGGCGCAGAGCCTATCAAGTCAGGACTTTACACCTTCATTCGAATCTATGACGAAGAGCATAATTCGGTTGATATTCAAACTTTAAATTCTTAAATTCAATTTTTATTAATCATCAAAAACAGAACGATGAATCAAACACAGAAAGAGAGGCTTCAGAGTCTCGCAACCGAGAACGGTCTAAACAAAGACCACTTCTTTAAAAGCCCTCAAGGGTTCGTAATAATCACCCGACAAGGAATCGAGCGCATTCAAGCGCACAAGGGAATCCGAGTAACTTACGATGTGGTCAGCTTATCGGACGACCTGAAGCACGTGGTTATCAAAGCAACTGGCGAAATGTCAAGACCTGACGGTTTACCTGTAATGATGGAAACATTCGGAGAGTCTGCACCTGACAATACGCGGCAAAAGTACCCTGTCGCAATGGCGGAGAAACGCGCACTATCAAGAGTAGTGTTGAAACTCTCAGGACTTTACGAAGTTGGCGTTTTCGGAGAAGATGAATCTGATGACTTTAAACGAGCGTAACGATGGACACGATATTCGACAACATTACCGAGCAGAGAACAGACGAATGGCACGCACAAAGATTAGGGAAGTTCACAGCTTCCCGCTTTGGCGACCTAATGACCAACTCACGCAAGAAAGACGAAGTTCTTGGACAGACCGCTATTTCATACATCTACGAGAAGGCGGCAGAGTTATTGACTGGAGAACGAAAGGAAATCTTCGGGACTGCGTTAGACTGGGGAAACGAATATGAGCCTATTTGCAAGGCTTACTTCCAAGATACTACTGGACTAACGCTGGAAGAAATGCCGTTCGTTCCTATCAACGAATACTCAGGGGCTTCTCCTGACGGCTTTATAAAAGAGTACGGAGAACTCATCGAGATTAAATGCCCGTACAACACCGCGAACCACCTCAAGACCGCTTTCGAGGGTTACATCGACCCGAAATATATGTGGCAGATGCAAGGTCAAATGCTGGCAACTGGAGCGTTAGCTTGTCGGTTTATTTCATTCGACCCACGCATTAAGGATGAACGCTTTAAACTTATTGAAATCCGGGTAGAGCAAGACCTTGAGATGCAAGAACAACTCCGCGAACGATTAGCGTTTGCAAATGATTATCTTAGTAACCTTTTAAACATCAAATAATGGAAAACAAAGTAGTATTCGTAGATGGCTTGAACGTCTACACACCGAACGAGAACGCTCCTGAGTGGATTAAAGCAGATATGGTTATAAACCCGACCAAGTTGGTAAAGTGGCTGGAGCAAAATGACCATTACCTGAAAGAAGGAAAACACGGTCTTGAGGTTCGTCTGCAAATCAAACAGTCAGCACAAGGGAAACTTTACGCGGCAGTCGATACCTACGAGCCGAAGTTGAAAGCGGAGGCAACTTCTAAACAACCAGTCGTTGAAGAAGAAGGCGACCTCCCGTTCTAAAATTGTCAAAGATTTAGATGCAGTCTTTAGCCGATTCATTCGGTTAAGGGCTGCAAATCTTGACGGCTTTGTTGAGTGCTACACTTGCGGACGTTCATATCATTGGAAGAAAATTCAATGCGGACACTTTATGAGCCGCGCACGTTACGCAACAAGATGGAACGAGGACAACTGCCGACCACAATGCTACGGTTGTAATGTAATGCAACAGGGCAGACAGTACGACTTCGGGCTTAACTTGGACAGAGAACGCGAAGGGTTAGCAGAAGAGATGCACCAGCTTAGCCTAACAACGGTAAAGTTTGCAACGTGGGAACTGGAGGAGATGCTAAAGGAGTATAAACAGAAGGTGAAATTCTTAGAATCCTGAACTTCCTGAGTAATATTTTTTTGCCGTATTGTTTTGGATATTCAAAAGAATGTTTATATTTGAGGCATCAATTAAAAAAAACAGAACAAATGACAACTCAAGTAACAATCGAAAGCGAACTAAAAAGAAGAATGGATTTGGTTGAAAACCCTGACTTCAGAAAGTCGTGTGTTGAAATAGCAAAGAAACTCGGAATCAGCGCAAAGGACTGGAACGAGAACAAAGGTTTGCTTCTTATGATGTGGGCTAATGAAGTTTGCAGAATAGAGAACGAGAATAACTAAAATTCAAACGGGGGTCGCGCATCCGTAACGCGAGAAAAAACAAGAACAATGGAATACTATTTAAACGAATACACTTACCGCGAATGCTGCGGGGAATCAATCCGCGCTTGCGATGGTTGTGATTGTTACGAGTGCGAGACTTGCGGAGAATTGAACTTTGAAAAGTGCGCTCCTAATAATAGTTACGAGTGCATTGATTGTTACACTTTAAGAACTGAAGAGGAATGATTCAGATAGTGAAGATTGACGAAGTGATAGCGGAGGCGAACGCCAAGAAGATAACCGCTTACAGAATAGCCAAAGACACGGGGCTGTCAACTCAAACCGTGTACGCTTACTTTGCTGGCGAGAAGGTCAGCGTAAGAACTCAGGAAACAATTATTAACTACATAAATCAGAACTAATGTACTACAACACGAACAATGAAATCGGGACAGAGTTAAAGAAGTCCCAAGAGAAAGCGAAAAGTCAGGACGAACTTGTCTTGATTTACTTCAGAAACCACGACCAGTTAGGAGTAACTCCTGAGAGAGTTCTTAGGCACTTTCAAATAATGGAGCCGCTATCATCCGACAAGTGGGCAAAGACTCCGATTACTTCAATTAGAAGGTCATTCAGCAACCTCCACAAGAAAGGGTTAATAGAAAAGACTGGGCTAAAGATTGAAGGCGATTTTGGTAAACAGATAAACGTTTGGAGATGCAAGTAAGATTAAACGACAAAATGCGAAAGGAGTTAACCGACATCTTGGAACTCCACAAGGGTTACTTCGGAGCAGAAGTTGACCATCTTATTAATGTGGTTAACGGGGTTGGTTACGACAAGTATATTGACAAAGAGGTCAGAGATGTATTAGCGAAAGTCGAAGCGTCTACTGGAGTTGCGTATAATGTAATGAGGTCAAAGACACGAGAAAGAAACTACGTGGTTGCTCGTCAATATGCTATCTACCAAGTTTACAGACAACTGCATCCTTTGGGATATACGCTGATGGAGATAGGCAAGTTGTTCAACCGCGACCACTCTACGGTTCTTTATTCTGTCAAACAGATAAGTTCAGGAATTAAGTACAACGACTTTCTAATAAACAAAATACACGAAAGATATGGAGAACTGGAAGCTGAAGTTGCTTGACTTTGTTATGTGGTCATTCGGCTACGAACGAGAAAAATGATTTCCAAGTGGCACAATTTTGTATATTTGCTACTTACTAATGAACGCCTGACAAGCGTTTGATAATGGCAAGGATGATAAACACACCAAACACAGGAGGAAGTAACAGAGGTCGCAGCTACCTTGTCGGCTCACTTTGTTTCGGGCTGTCAACCCGACCTCCTTTCTTTTTATTATGGCTAAAGACAAGAAATCATTTGTAGCTTATTGCGACTGGTTAGAATCGTTTGAGGAACTAACTGACGAGGAAGCTGGCAGACTTGCCAAGCATCTATTCAGGTACGTTAATGACCTGAACCCTGAAGCACCTGACAAGATTACTAAGATGTGCTTTATTCCAATCAAGCAGAGTTTGAAACGTGACCTTGTGAAATACGAGGAACGGGCGGAAAGGGCTCGGTTAAATGGAGCAAAAGGAGGTAGACCGAAAACCCAAAAAACCCAGTCGGTTATTTCAGAACCCAAAAAACCTGATAGTGTTAATGTAAGTGTTAATGATAATGTAAATGTTAATGCTAATGTTAATGGGAGTGTAATTAAAACGCCCACACGCGAAGAAGTGGAAAAGGAGATATGTAATAACCTATTTACTCGCGGCATTGCATCGGTATCATTTCCAGTAGAAGACCTTGCCCAGCGATTCCACGATAACTACGAATCAAAAGGCTGGGAGATAAACGGGCAACGGATCTA